TATCACATCATCGACGCAAGATAGCATCTCCTCATATATTCGTCTAGACGTGACTTTCTCATCTTGGAGGTAATCGTCGATAGCATCTTGCATGCGATCTTTACGCTGTTTGGCGTATTCGTCGTCGTGTACATAGGTCTCATTTGTAAGATTTGGGCGTTCTTCAATGGTCATTAAATTCCTCGTTTCTTCGTTGATCTAGGTATGCAATGATTTCTGTGCGCCATTCCATCAGCTCATTAAAGCACTCTTGATTGTGAGCACATGCTCTAAGTTTGCTGTCTGGTTTCAACACGCTTTCATAAAAAAGTCCGAGTGCATCTTTACGTTTTTCATGCTTGGTGGCATCATTCCAGTCCATGTGTTTTAATCTGACTCCGTTATTTTATGCCATTTGAGGGGGCATTGCAAGGGGTATTTTGATTTCTTTACAATCTCTTCATGATTGGTCATCCACACGGTCAACTGATGCAATGTCACACACTGGCACCTCATGCTCTCCACCAATGATGTACCAGTGCATTAACTGTCCATGATACTCTGGATGAGCAGCATACTCTGTAGTATACTCACGTTCACCACAATATACCAGCTCAGATTCATGAATATCATTCTCACGAAGCATTGCCTGCAGCTGCATATGTGTTAGATCACACGGTCTTGGCACATTCACTCTTGCTGCTCTCCTTGTTCTTCTTTAATAACTTCACCAAAATTCGTTAAGTATGCATTCATCACTTCAGGTGCAGCGTCACCAAATGCAACTACACTTGAAAATGGAATAGCAAATGTATTGTCTTTACATGCAGGCATCCACACAACATAATTCATGTTAAATTTAAGAGGTTCTCCCTCTTTTTGTGGAAGAGGTTGCATAACAATACTATATGGATATGAAATTTGAAATCCAATAGGTTTGTCATTATCATCTCTCAAATCTTTGACTTCAGCGACAATCTGTTCGCCTGATGACATTCTCAAAACTTTAATACTCATTTGAATCCTATGTTAATGTTGCAAGCAAATGATATTCTATCATCATTTGTGTTATTTGGCATCACTCTATGGAATACAGATGATGGAAACAGAATAAATCTACCCTCAACTGGTTCTATTTCATGATACAACGATTGTTCTTTCCCATCTGTAGCACCCAACAGGTAATCAGACCATTGGTATTGATTAGGATGCAGTAATACTATATTACCACAGTCACCTTCAGGAACATGTGCATAAAATACTCCTGCCATATGTGATCTGGGATGATCATGGTAGTCATTATATGCTCCTGTTGGATTTATATTATACCACAAACTCTGAATATAGACCTCATTGCCTGTATTCAACATAGTTTGCCTCATGTGTGTGCAGATATCAGATATGATCATTCTTATTGTCTTCTGCATTGGTGGTACAGGAGGAGATTGCCAACCACCATTACGATTAGAGATAATATTTGAATGATTTGATTGTTCTTTAATAGTATAAATCTCTTTTACAAATTTTTCTTTGATGTCACTATAAAATGGCACGTCATAATGCAGTAGAGGACATGCAAACAATTCAGTTTTCTTCATTATTATTCAGTAGGGGGTGTTACCTTTCCATCAGCTAGTAGTTTTCTTGCAACTGAAACGATGTTCTCATATTCGACACCATCTATCACAGTAAATGGAGTTTGTGTTGCTTTAGGATGTAGTGCATCAAAATCTGCTTTAGAGATATCCGAACCAATCTCTTTGTATGTCGTGGTAACATCTGTCGCTCTGTCCATTAATGATTTAATGTGACGACATCCAAGACAATTTGGTAGTGTGTATACTGTTGCTTCCATGGTTAATTCTGCCAATTAATTCCTTGCTTATCAATAACGTAACATTTAAAATAATATTCATCAGACAATTCACCAAGTTGATCTTTCTTGGGGAACCATGATGCAGCATTTGTTGTTGCAGCATCTATTGTTCTGTATTTTACAATATTATCATTCTTTGCTTGAATAATCAATAGGAGATCTTCGGGAAGAAATTCTCTGTAATATTCATGTACAGCAGATACTACTGCTGCATCTTGACACTCATACAATTCTTTGTTAACAAAATATATGAATGCACTATCATCAACTGCTGCAAAATCAGAGCATAGATCATAGATGTTAGTAGAGTTTAATACCTCAATCATTCTGGAACCTCCGTAGTTTCAGACAAAGCGAGCAACATACTATCAACAAACTTGTCACTATCAGCAACAGGATCACCAGTTCTATCATCAGGTAGATGATTGATTAGTTTCTTCATCTCTGCTTCAGATAGTTCTGGTGCCTTAAATACAGGCAACTTAGCCATCTGATCACGATAACTCTTATAGTTCATCGGACCACCAATACCTTGCTTGATTAAGAGATATTGAGTCATTCTCTCCTTGAAATGCATAGTGAAATATGCAGACAACTTGAGTTTTTGATCCTCTGTCTCCATATATGCTTCATCTGGTTTTACAGGAGCATAGAATTTCTTGTAATCCTCAGGTGAAATTGGGAACTTTACATCTGTTGCTTCTGTATATTCAGCAACTTGAGGAATATCTCTCAATGCTTGTCTATACTTTTTCCAATTTTCTAATTCATCTGCATCAGTGATAGGACTATCACCTGCGAAAACAAAATCAGTGTCCTCTAAAAGAAAGTTTCTCACCAATCTAACACTAAACCAAGAAATTGTTTTAGTGTCAACATATGCCTGTTGCAGTTCTTTCTGGAAATCTTCTCTCTCAACACTATCAATAAGATAGAATGCTTCTTTTAATTTCTCATAGATGGTAGTTGCCTCTGGAATGTCATAAACTTCCATCTCATAATCTTTCCACTCATATTGATTAGTGGTAAAGTTCTTGACAAACTTTCTTCTTCTTGCTAAGAAAGCACCGTTGTCATAGTAATAAAAATTGATCAACTTATCTTTATCAGTATCCCAATTAGGATACAAGAGAGGAAGAATTTCATCCTTCCAATATGTGTCAGATATTTCCCTAATAACTCCACGATAGTTGATTTGCTTTTGAATAGCATTCAACTGCAGGGCTAGATTGGGTACATTTGACTCTGTTACGATACTCATAGCTTTGGTGCTCTATACCATCTCGTCAAGTATATTTATCAGAATGCTTTAATGAGATGTTTGGTTAATGCATACGGTTCAATCAAAGGGATTGGATCCTGCGGGTCAATAAATGCTGCTGGTACTAATGGAGTACCTGCTGAAAGATTTAAGGTAATATCATCTGGATCAATACCTGCAGGATATTGTGCTCCATTATCACCTTCAACTGTATATGTAATTGTTCTTGAATCACCACTCAGTTCACCAGGAGATGATTGGAAAACAGTTTCATTAATAAATCTAGATTCATAAATGAAGTCACATATACCGTAATGATCAGTATTTCCACCATTATCATTTGTTCCTGATGCAGTATTTCTCTGTTGTACAATTTTAAATCTAACTCCAGGTACTTGTGCTCCTGATGGTAGATCTACGAAATAACTATACCACCTAGTTGGAACTGGTCCTGTACCATTGCCATCATAACTACTAGCAATTTCAGCATCAGTTGGTCTTGGTACAAGAATACCAAGAAAATTACTTTCTGGGAAGTTTACAGTGCTATCAGTATTATAATATACTCTCAAATCATCAGCACTATCATCAGGACGCTCACCACCATTAGTATCGTTACCTCTAGCTGCTTTAACACCAAACCTCTTGATATCAGTACAATCAGTTCCTGTAATAATAATAAATCTGTCTAATTCTGTTCCTCCAAACTTAACATAGTTTGTATATGCAGTACCAGAAGCACTAAGTGAAATACCATCAACAGAAGAACCTCCAGATGTTAGTGTAGTAGTTGCTTGAGAACCAGTAGCAGCACCATGTAAGAATCTAACAATTGGTGGTGATGTATATCCAGTACCACCAACAATTAAAGAAACATTATTGACAACACCACCACTAATACTAGCAACAGCACCTGCTCCCGATCCTGGTTGATCTCCTTGTGCCTCAAGTTCAATAATTGGTGCTTGATTAGTTGGTAACGCAAAACCACCTGCTGTTCCAGATCCAGTACCACCTGCATATATTTCAATTCCCTCAGATGCCTTGACTACAATATCACCAACAGAAATACTAGTGCTACCACCTTGATAAGCAACAACTGTAGCTTCTCTAATCATTACATTTCCAGGAGCACCTGCATCACTAGTAAGTGTTCCTGAATTATCTACCCAATTGATGCTAGAATCAACAGTTACATTGTTGATAACATTTGATACTCCAGCACCACCTGCTCCAATAGTAATTGTTAATGAAGATGCTCCAGATGCTGTAATAGTGGATGGGAAAATTGTACCTGCAATATATCCTCCACCTCCTCCGCCACCTGCACCAGAAGACCAATAACCTCTATTTTCTGTTGAAAATCCTGTAATCTTACCATTAGTAGTTCCACTACCACTACCATCATTACTAGTAGAGTGATTTACATTACCAGAAGAAATTAGTGAGAAGAAATCATTTCTATAACTAGATAATCCTCTTCCTCCACCATAACCACCGCCGTGACCGCCTGATCCACCGCCACCACCGCCTTCTCCACCGTTACCACCAGCACCTTCACTACCACCACCAGCGCCACCAGTTTGTCCAGCAGTACCAACACCTGATCCACCGCCGCCGCCACCGCCGCCAGTACAACCATAGTTACCACCAGGACCACCAGAACCAGAGAATAAAACCGATCCAGTGCTTTGCACACCATCTGTAATATTGTTAGGTTTTCCATTATCACCACACTGTCCTTCACCAGCGCCACCGCCGCCACCGCCGCCACCAGCACCAGCGACAATAACAACAGCGCCGCCGCCAGCAGTTGCCGTGATAATAGTTCCACCACCACCCTGACCACCATTTTGTGTAGCACCATTACCACCATTACCACCAGTACCTACACCATATGATGTTGCTCCAGCACCAGAACCAGGATATAATCCAAACTGTCCACCTACACTACCTGTACTACTATCTGGTAAAATTGCTAATTCTACGTATTTACCAACACCACCTGCACCAGTAGTACAACCTGCAGGTGCTGATCCAGATCCAGATCCTAACCCTTGACAATCATTTCCTTTAGAACCATATAATCTTAGAGTACCACTTATGACAGTATATTTACTGGGATCTGTTGCTGAAATACTCCAAACTTGAGTGGTAGGATAAGTTACACTAACATTTGATCCTCTTGCAGATCCAGAAACTGTTAGATATAATCCATCAGAAGCATTAATACCTCCTCTACCTCTCCATGTGTCTACACCATTGACAATGTTAGGACCACTAGATGCAGCAAACCATTGCTTTCCATTAATACCAGATCCACCTTTGTAAGCTACATCAGTAGGTGAACTTTGTGCGCTAACGGCAAATTCAGATGCATAAGTTCCATTGAGATTAGAAGATCCACCATTGCCACCACTACCAGCAACTCCAGATGATGCAGCATTTCCTTTTTTGCCACCAGTTGCATTGATAACTAATGGACCACCATCTCCCAATCTAATTTCAGTGTCACCACCATCATTTCCTGCCTGATTATAGACACCACCAGATCCAGATCCACCATAAGCAAAGATCTGAATTTCATCTACATTAACATCTAAACTATATGGATATACTCCAGCAGTATTGAATGCAGTGTCAACATAATTGTATACAGGAGTTCCTTCAGTGATAATTTCTCTACCACCAATTAAACTACCAGAACTAAATGATTTGTGTAAAGGAAATGGTGTGTATGTAAGAGTTACAAACGTACCAGAACCACCTGATGCATAGTAATTACCATTGTCTTTTAATGTTCCTGGTCCAGCATCTCCACCTTGCCAGTTATAAACATCATATGTTGCAAGTGTACTCAATCCAGTAAGTCGATCTCTTGAAAGAGCATGTGAGTGAGATAGTTTAACATTTCCTGATGGATTAAATGGTGAAACTCTTCCTGTTCTGGTTCTATAACCAGTCATAAATGGATCAATTTGTACTGAAGATCCTGGGAATCCTTGAACGTTTGGTGCTTCAGAGTGATATAATAGGTGAGAGTGTACAGGAGGACCGTCTAGATCATTATCTGCAAGTGTAACAGTAATAGTTTGTGATCCAGTAATTCTACCATTTGTATTTCCAACAACACTAGTATAACCAGTGGTTCTTACATTACCAATATTAAAAAATTGTTTTTGTGAATCTCTACTAAAATACCATTGACCACCAATATTTCCAACACTTGTTTCTACGTTAGCAATAGTTGGAGTGCCAACACCATAAACTGGTCCTACACCAACAATTTTCTTTGCAAGTAGATCAGGAACTCTAAATGTTCCCATGTTTGGATCTGGCCAGAACGTCATCACATTTGTAGCATTGATCGCAGCAATCTGCCCAAACCGATCAAATCTTACGTCTGCAGCAAATCCAGAACCACCACCAGTATTAGTAAGTGTAATTGTTGGAGCACTAGTATATCCAGAACCAGCAAAAGTTAAATTGATAGCGGTAATAACACCACCATTAACTACTACTAATCCAGTAGCTACAATACCACCAGTTGCTTGAGGAGCAGAAAATGTTACATCAGTTCCTGTATCATATCCACTACCACCGTTAGTAATATCAATGCCATTACTTGCAGTACCACCATAGTTGTTACCAATTTGTTCATACAACAATGGGTAATCAATAATATTATATTCTGCTCCATCACAATAAAGATATCCATAGTATTGATACTCTGGATTATCCTGTGGTGAACCATCACCAGTCAAATCATTATATGCAGTTACTCCATTAACTGGTAATGAAGTAGGCACAAAATTACTATCATAAGAGTTAGAATTCTGTTTTGTTTTAAAAACATCAACAACAGTTCCAATAGTTACAGTATCAGGACCCTTTTCCTGATAGTAATTTCTTCTATTGTTTCTATATACAGGATTTACCATCTTACGTCTTAATTAGATATTCCATAATAACAAAAGGAGCACTAGCAGAATCAATTGATGCTACTGTGCTAGGTGTTAGTGCCACAGTAGTATTTAACGCCTCAGGACTTAGCAAAAATGTATCAGTGATATATTTAAAAGAGTGCTCTCCTCTATCAACAACAATCTTATGGTTGTGCTGTGTAGGAT